GTTACCATGTTGATGATGATGAAGATGAGGATTATGGTAAGTTTGAAGGTTATGGATCAATTTTTGGTAACAAAGACTTAGGTAATGATGTAATTATGCAGGGTGCATTTGCAAAATCACTCAAAAAGAAAAAACCCAATCAAGTCAAGTTGCTTTATCAACATAAAACAGATATGCCGATTGGTGTCTTTGATGAAATTAGAGAAGACAGTAAGGGTTTATATGTAAAAGGCAGACTTGCCCTGCAAACACAGGCAGGTAAAGAAGCGTATGAACTTATGAAAATGGGTGCATTAGATGGTCTTAGTATTGGCTTCAGGGTAAATCCAAAAGAAGTTGAATACGATAGACGTGCCAACAAAAGAATAATCAAAGAAGCAGAATTAATGGAAGTATCACTGGTTACTTTTCCTATGAATCCTAAAGCAACGATTCATTCAGTAAAAGGCGAGGATATTTCAATTAGAGAATGGGAGAATGGACTGCGAGATGCTTTCAATCTATCACGTTCTGAAGCAAAAGTGGCTGCAGGTGCAGTTCATAAGTCGTTTGATCAGCGAGATGCTGATAATACTACACAACTCTTAGACGAGATTAAAAACTTAACTGAAACCTTAAAAATTCTTAATAATTAGGAGGACATTATGTCAGAAGATATTAAGAACAGCATAAGTGATCTTGGCAACGCTTTTGAAGAATTTAAAAAAGTAAATGACGAGAGACTTGAAGCTGTAGAAAAAGGCGATGGAACAGCTATGCTTGATGCTAAGTTAGAGAAGATTGAAGCGAAACTTGATTCTTATGAAGACTTAAATCAAAAAATGACTGTTGCAGAGCAAAATGCAACTGACGTTAAGGGACAACTTGATAAACTTGAAACAGTTCTGAAAAGACCTAACTCTGGTTTTGATACAAAATCCATTGACGAAAGTTTACAAACTTTTGATGCGTATTGCAGAAAAGGTTTTGATGCTTTATCAGATGCAGAAAAGAAAGCACTTACAGTAAGTAATGATTCTACAGGTGGTTATTTAGCACCACCAGAATATGTGAGAGAACTGTTAAAAACAGTTACAGAGATTTCACCTATTAGAAGTATTGCTAGAGTAAGAAGCACAGGTGCAAGAAGTATCCAAGTTCCAAAAAGAACAGGTACATTCTCTGCAGAATGGGTTGCTGAAAGTGGTACAAGATCAGAGACTACTGGTTATCAAGTAGGTCTTGAAGAAATCCCTGCACATGAGCATTACGCTTTAGTGGATATTTCTGAACAAGACTTAGAAGATTCAGTATTTGACTTAGAAGCAGAAATGCAATCTGAATTTAGTACACAATTTGCAAAAGCTGAAGGTGCTGCATTTGTGAGTGGTAATGCTGTAGGTAAGCCAGAAGGATTTATGACAAACAGTGATGTTGCGTCAGTAAACTCTGGTAATGGCACAGCTTTATTAGCTGATGGTCTTTTATCATTAGTTCATTCAATTAAATCTGAATATGCATCTAATGCTACTTTTGTTCTTAACAGAAGCACATTAGCTGACATTAGAAAATTGAAAGATACAGCAGGACAATATGTATTCCAAGCAGGGATGAACCTTATTTCTGGTGTTCCTAACACCATTCTTGGTTATCCTTATGTGGAAGCTACAGATATGCCAAATGTCGGTGCAAATGCATTTCCTGTCGCATTTGGAGACTTCAACAGAGGTTATCTGATTGTAGATAGAGTTGCACTAGCAGTTCTAAGAGACCCATTCACACAAGCTACTACTGGTAATGTAAGATACATTGCAAGAAGAAGAGTTGGTGGACAGGTTGTTCAAGCAGAAGCAATAGTTAAACAAAAAGTATCAGCGTAAGCGAGGAATAGATTATGAAAGATTTAGGAAATAATTTAACACCTGTCAGCATGACTGCAGCAGTAGTCGCATCTGGAAACGCTACAACTACAACTGGCTCAGAGATAGACCTACAAGGTTTTGAAGGTGCATTTGTAATGTGTAATTCGGGTGCTGAGGGTGATACGTTAGCTTCAAATTTGAAGTATGAGTTTAAGCTTTTTCATGGCGATACTAGTGGTTCATTAACTGCAGTATCAAGCCAACTTGATGTAACTGATGCAGCTATCGCAAGTGATGGCACATGGTTAACATTAGATGATAATGCTGAAACACCTCAAGTGTCTGGAATCGGATATGTAGGTGGCAAAAGATATATCAGAGTTGATATTGTCAGAACTGGCAATCACAGCACTGGTACTCCAATGTCATTAACTTGCATTAAAGGTTTCCCAAGACATGCAGGTGGTGCTTCAACTTACAGCTTAGCGTAAGTATTTATATATGTGGGGTGGTAAAACACCCCACTTTTAATGAGGATTAGAGATGTCAAAAAAATATAAAATCATAGTGCCAAAACCATGTGCAGTAGATAAAGATGGATTGCATGTAGAGTTAATGAAAGCTGATGAAATAGTAGATGCCAATAATGATGTAATGAAGGCAAACATGGAGACCTTCGTAGAAAATGGTTGGGCTATAGAAGTAAAGGTTGATGCTCCTGAAGAAACTGTTGATGTTGAATCAGATGTAAAACCAAAAAGAGCAAGAAATAAAAAAGGTCAATTAAAAGGAGACGATCCATCAACACCTGACTATAATGAAGCTTGGGAAGATGGAAAAGCACCAAAGAAAACTACAAAGAAAACAACAGCTAAAAAGACTACAAAAAAGAAAAGTAGCTAATGGCTAGACCGAACACCATCAGCACTATTGAAGCTTTTGAAAAAGAGTGTGCAATACGCTTTGAGAACATAGACAAACGCTTTGATAGTGGCTCTAAAAGATTTGATAAATTAGAGTATTTAATTTACGGACAATATGGTTTAATAGTAACTGCTATGATCGGATTGTTCATAGATAAACTTTTTAATTAACAGGAGAAAGATATGTCAGATGACAATACACAAAATTCACAAGTAAACTTTGAGTCGTTATATTTACAAGCACAGCAAGAGATTGCTAACTTACAACACCAGATTAGATTACTAGCATTACAGATAAATGAAATGCAGTCTGATAATAGTGTAGCTGTAGATACAAAGGCAGAAAAGAAAAAATCTAATTAAGGAGATTTATGGCAGGTTTGACTGTACATACTGAACCTGCTTCAGAACCTTTATCGCAATCAGAAACAAAGTCTTATCTAAGGGTTACTGATAGTGGCGATGATGCGCTGATAACATCATTAATTGTTACTGCAAGAAAAATAGCAGAAGAACACATGAGCAGAGCAATCATTTCACAAACTCTTAGACTTTTTATTGATACTTTAGAAGATTACGAAGACCCACTATGGGAAGGTATGAGGACTGGCCCATATTTAAATTATTACAAGGATTATATTGATCTGCCTTTTCCTGATGTAAGTTCAGTAACACATGTAAAGACGTATGATGATAGTGATACAGCAACGACTTTTGCAAGTTCAAAGTATTATCTTGATAATGCTAGACAACCTGCAAGATTAGTTCTTAGAACAGGTGAAACATTTCCAACTGCTTTAAGAGTAGCAAATGCAATAGAGGTGCAATATGTAACAGGTTACGCTGATGCTAGTTCTGTTCCTGCACCTATAAAGATCGCATTACTACAGATTGTTGCATTCCTTTATGAGCATAGAGGCGATATGTATGAAGGACAAAGTTCATTACCTACAACAGCAAGAAAGCTGTTAGACCCATACGTTGTTTATTCTGGATTAGGCAGTTCTAAATTGCTACAAATAGGATAATGGGAATTGGTAAGTTCAGACACTTTATAACTTTACAAGGACAAGGAACAACTAGAGATTCTGGTGGTGGGATTAGTTCTGGATTTAGCACTATAGCTTCTGTATATGCAAACGTAGTGCCTAAAAGTGGAAAAGAGGTGTATAAACGAGGCAAGTTAGTTGGAAGTGTTACACACGAGATAACAATTCGTTATAGAACAGATATTACTAACGCATCAAGAATAAGTTTTAATAACAAGCTATTTAATATTAGATCAATAATAAATATTGACGAAAGAGGCAGATATTTAAAATTAATGTGTGAAGAAGGAGTTGCTACATGAGTTTTAAGTTTGATATGAAAGATTTTTCTAAAAAATTAGAAAAAAGATTAAGAGATAACAAAGTCAAAACTCTAGTTACGAGAGCAACATTAATGGTTGAAGGTTCTGCAAAAGAAAGTATCTTAAAGGGAGGTACAGGAAAATTATATGAAAAATATAATCCAAGAAGAACACACAGAGCATCAGCACCAAAAGAACCACCTGCTAGTGATACTGGATTTCTTGTTTCGCAAATTTCAATGAATGTAAAAAAAGAAGCTAATGGTGTAGTTGTAGGACAAGTTATAAGTGCTGCACCCTATTCTGCACATTTAGAGTTTGGAACAACTAATATGACAGAAAGACCTTTTATGCAACCTGCATTAGAAAAGAACAGAAGAAAAATAGAAAGATTATTTACTCCAGGAATATTAAAATGAGTATCGGTCAATTTGCTTTACAAACAACTATATATAGCACTCTATCAAGCGATAATACACTTACAAATACTTTAGGAGCAGGTGTTTTTGATGAAGTTGTAGAAAATGCTACATATCCCTTTGTAGCTTTAGGAGAAGAAACTGCAATTGACTACAGCACTAAAGACCTTGATGGTGGCGAGTTTACTATAAACATACACGTTTGGTCACAATATAAAGGTGCCAAGGAAACAAAGGAAATTATGGACAGAATACACGATTTATTGCATGATAGTAGTTTAAGCGTCAGCGGATTTAATCTTGCTAATTTGAGATTTGAATTTTCTGATATACTTAGAGACCCAGATGGGATAACGAGACATGGAGTCATGCGATTCCGAGCAATAATATTAGGGAGCTAATTTATAGGAGAAACGTATGGCAGCACCAATAAAAGGAAAAGATGTCTTGATTAAACTAGATAACTCTGGGGCATACCAGACTATCGGAGGTCTAAGATCAAGTTCAATTACTTTAAATGATGAAGCAGTTGATGTAACGCACAAAGATTCAGATGGATATAGAACACTACTAGCAGGTGGTGGAGTAAATTCAATAACTATTTCTGGTAGTGGAGTTTTTACTGATTCAACTACAGAAAATTTATTAAAAGATGCATATTTAGCACAGCAAAATAGAGCAGTTGATGGCTCATCAGCACAAACTCCTGCTTTTGAAAATTTTGAGTTTTTTATACCAACATTCTTCAAATTTAGGGGTGCTTTCCAAATAACATCACTTGAATATGCAGGTGAGTTTAATGGTGAAGGCACATATTCTATGACATTTGAATCAAGTGGTGTAATTCTAGTTACAGCATCATAATGGCTTGGCATAGAGTACAAATAGACTTAGGTGATGAATCTGTAGATGCAATGATGTCTGCAGATAAATCACAGCTAGAAGTAGCAAACGTTATAGAAGTCGGAGACAGCATAAAAGTTGACAAAAAAACTTATAAGGTTGTCTCTTCAGTTATTGACGTTAGAGATAATTTTTTAACACTAAATCTTGCAAAGGCAAGTAAATCTAAGGAGAAAAAGTCAGATGACAGTAAACAAGTTAAAGGGTGAATTTAAGCTTTCTATAGCTGATAAAGAATATAAGGCCAGACTCAATATTGATGCAATCATGCGTATTGAGGAGGCAACAGGCAAAAGTGTCATACTTTTAGCACAGGAAATGGGTATGAATCAAGGTATTACTGTTTCACAAATTCTTATAGTTTTATATAACGGATTGCGTGGTGGAGGTAATGATGTATCAGAAGCTGATGTTAAAAAGTTAATAGGTGAATCCTATTTAGAATCAATAACTGCAGTCGCACAGTTATTAACAAAAACCTTAACTGGTCATTCAGAGGAAGAAACAGACGAGGGAAAGTTACAAAAGGTGGAGTAAAGGTGGAAACTCTGCCAATCCCAAGATTTTTTCAGGTATGTGTTGGCATGATCGGTATGTCTCCTAAAGATTTCTGGGATTTATCTTTGGTAGAAGTAGTAAATTCTATTGAAGGATTTAAAGAGTTTAATAGTACAGAGACAGAAGCAGAACCACTTGATCAAAATAGATTACAAGAACTAATGGAGTTATACCCAGACTAATGGCTAGAACAGTAGATGAACTGCTAATTAAAATAAAAGCAGATACCAAAGAACTTGAAAAGAAGCTTAAGAATATAAAAGGTGAGCTAGATACTACTGGAAAGACTGGTATTGCGGCATTCGGTGGTGCTGGTCTTGCAGGTGCTATGTCAAAAATACCAAAAGCTGCAATTGGTGTTACTGCTGCATTAGTAGGAATAGGTACAGCAGTTGGCAGTGTAGCAAGAGTAGGTGCAGGTTTTGAAGATTTAAAAGATTCTCTTGATACTGTTTTTGGAAGTATGGCTGCAGGTGATGTAGCTATGGATAAAGTCTTTAAATTTGCGCAAACAACACCCTTCCAGATAGAAGATGCCACAAAAGCATTTATTCAGCTACGAGCAGTTGGTGTAGAGCCAAATATGGATATGCTTCAAACTTTTGCTGACGTAGCATCAACATCTATAGATCAGCTAGGTGCATTTCAAACTTTAGTAAGAGTTGTACAAAGGTCTGCATCAGGTGGACTTGGACTAGAAGAATTAAATCAATTAGATGAAAGAGGAATACCTGCTATTAAAATTTTGACTACAGAATTAGGAATGTCAAAAGAAGAGTTGACTAAGTTTGGTAAAACTGCTGAAGGTGCTGCAATTATGATGGATACATTAATAAAAGCACTTAATAAGCAGTTTGGTGGTGCGATGGAATCAAAGATGGATAACCTTTCTACAAAAACATCTAATATGACAATCGCATTTAAACAGTTAGCTGATTCTGTTTTTAAATCTGGATTAGGTGATTTTCTTAAAGGTCTTGTAGATCGTCTTACTGATATGGCAAATGCATCAGCAAGACTTGTAAGGATTATTAGTGGTAATCAGAATGTAAGAGATATTATTGGAACAGATGCTGAGGGCAAAGATTTTGCACCTTCAGAAGCTATGAAAAGATTAAGAGCAGAAGCTGATGCAGTACAAGCACTTATTGATAGAGGCAGAAGACGTCGTTTGTCAGATGATGGTGGTATACAAGATGCACGTTTTAGAAAACTTGAAGAAATAAATGATGTAATAAGAGATGTTGCAATGGGATTAATTGATACTGGTCCTCTAATTCAACAAACATTCTCCCTTGATGAAGAATTTGTAAAAGCAATGCCCCAAATACAAAAACGTCTTGCTGGTCTTAAAACAGAATCAGAACTTCTTAATGAAGAAATGGCTTTATTTAATAAAATATTAGCTGATCCAGAAGTAATGAAAGCACTTGATTTAACAAAAGAACAAATAAAAGATATTACAACCCAAATAGGAAAAGAGTTAAAAGAAATAGAAGAAGGAGGAGACGGAGCAGGAGGTTCGTTAGATGTATTAAATCAAGTTGTACAAGAATCAGTAAATGCTTTTTCAACAGATTTCGTTAATGCATTAATGTCAGGACAAGATGCCTTAGATAGTTTTAAAGATTTTTCAAGGAATTTAGTTTCTCAAATCATTTCTACTTTTATGCAATTAGGCGTAATAAATAAAATTTTAAATGGAATTTTCGGAACAAATTTACCTACAGGGAGCTTTGGTGCAGATGGATTTAGATTAGATAAGGCAGGTGGAGGAACAGTTCAAAGAAATACTGCATTCATGGTCGGAGAAAGAGGACCAGAAATATTTGTTCCAAATACAGGTGGCACAATCATGAATAATATGAATACTAAAAATGCATTAGGTGGCCAAGCTGTAAATATTTATCAAAATGTAAACTTCTCTACAGGTATTGTACCAACAGTAAGAGCAGAAGTTATGTCAATGCTTCCTCAAATAGCAGAAGTAACAAAAGGTGCTGTTCAAGAATCTGCTATGAGGGGTGGCTCATTTAGAAGGAGTTTAATCGGTGGCTAAACTAATAACAATGCCAACTACACCTAACTTTGTAAGAAGTAATTTTAGGTTAGTCAGAGCAATAGGTGCTGTAGCATCACCCTATACAGGAAAAATAAGAACCCAAGAATTTGATGGTGTATTCTGGGAAGCAAGTGTAACTCTTCCACCAATGCGTAGAGATGTTGCACTTAATTGGCAATCATTTCTCTTAGAACTAAATGGCAGTGTAAATAATTTTAAATTTGCAGACCCAGATGCTTTAGTTAAAAGAGGTAATTATAGTGTTGATGCTTTGCAATTTGAAACAAGGGTAAACGCAACAAACAAAACTCTTACGTTTAATTCAACAGATAATACAATACTTGATACTGCTACATCTGCTCCTTTTGCAAACTCAAAAGTTGGAGACTTTATTGTTGTTACAGGTTCAGCTAATTCTGCTAACAATGGCACACATAAAATTACTGCTATTACAAATACAAGCAAAGTAGTTGTTGACCCTATAGATGCACAGACTTTAGTATCAGAAACAAATGTAGCTAGTTGCACAATTAAAGACAACGTAAAAGGTGCAAAAGGAATCAATCTAAAAGCAACTTCAAATAGTGCATCTGGAACAATTTTAAAAGGAGATTATTTAGGAATAGGAACAGCTTCAGGAGATTCTGCATCAACCTATATACCAACACAATATGTAATGGTTACAGCAAACGCAACAGAAACAGATAATGGTGGTTCTGCTGTAAATCAATATGGAGTCAGGATTGAGCCAAAACTAAGAGAAACAAAATCAGCTAATGTGAAAGTATTTCATAATCCTGCAAAGGGTTTATTTAGATTAGCTGAAAAAGATGTAAGTTGGGATGCAGACCAAATCTCAAACTTTGGAATTACTTTCAATTGTATTGAGGTTGTTTAGATGTCAAACAGACAAGGATTTACAGGTAAGTTTACAGATTTTCTTGATGATGATCACCAGTTAATATTCTTTGCAGTCAAAGCTGACTTTGATAGTGGTGCTGTAAGAGTTTGGTCTGGTGATGGTGATTTATCGGTTGGGGGAGAAACCTATCTAGGAGTTGGAACACTTCTGCAGATAAGTGAAACCGAAGATAATTTAGAACTTACATCAACAGGAGTATCGGTGTCTCTTGCAGGTATGGATACTACTGTGCTTGATATGGCA